CAAATTTTTCAGCTTTATTTATAAATGAAGTTAATTTCCCAACACCCGCCTCTGCACCACTGGTTCCTTGCTTCATATCCTCAACAATACCTCTGGTCTTTTTCGCAAATTTAAGTATATCAGTTCCATATATAATTGGAGATGTTGTACTTGCTAATATTCTTAATCCAGTTACTTCTGCTTCTAATTTAGTTTCTCCTAATCTACTAGATAAATTTCTCCTTGCAATTTCTGCAATTTTAAAAGATGGACGCATTAGGACATTATACGGCGTTCTTTTTATATCGGCAGTATTACGAATATCATATTGTTGTTCAGCGGTTTGTCCACTTATCAACTTTTTGGTTTTAAATAATTCTTCTATTGTTGGCATTAAATTATATTTTATGCTTGTCCCATGTTATAGCTATTTCTCGTTGTTTTTTCAACTTGAGTATTAACATTCGAAGTAACCTTTGCAGAATCCATATACACTGCTATTTTTCCAGATGCCATATCCGCTCTTAATGCTTTAATTTCGTTTACTACTGCTGCTAATGGTGCGGCTAATGCAGATAAACTTCCTCCACCTCCTCCACCTCCTGCACCTCCGGCTAATCCTGGCCCAGCCATTAAATCATCATTTTTACTTAATTCAAATAACCCACCTTCTTTGGTCGATACTCTGGTCTTTCCATCAGCTGGTGACATTACGTCTCCCGCCTTACTATAATATTGATAACCCAATGCCAATGCACCAGCCGCTGCAGCCACACCCAATATAGGACCTATAAATGGTATTGCCGATACAGATGTAAATGCTCTCATAGCCATTTCAGCAATCGCTCCTAATAATCCCCTTTTCTTTATCAAATTACCGGCAGCTATAATACCATTGTATGTGGCTTCCGCGCCAGTTTTTACTACCGCCCAAGCCGCAGATGCTTTATCTGTAATTAGAGCTTGATTTTTATAATAAAAATAAGTAGCTGCTCCCGCTACCAATGCAGCGGTTAATGGTAATGCCTCTTTCATAAAACCAACTAAAGCCGCAAATCCGTCTGCTGCTGCATTTATTGGTATCATTATTAAATTTAATACGGTTGCCACTCCTTCTAATAGTGGAGATAACGCCCCACCAATAGTTGCAACAATTCCCATAAATGCGTTTTGCATTCTAGCCAATTGCCCTTGTTGTTCGTTTTGTGCTGCTATTTTTTTAGTTTCTTCTGCCAATTGTTCTTTGGTCATATTGGTAATATCCAATCCTTTATCAATAGCATCCGATGCAAGTTTCTTTTCTTCTTCAGTTAATCCATTCAACTTTTCTTGCATCATTAACTGCTTATTTATTTCTTCAACACTCATACCGGCTGCTTTAGCCAATTGTTGTTGTGTAAAATAATCTTTTTGACGGAAATCACCACTTCTTTGAATTTGTTTTAGAGTTTCTTCATTTGCTTCCTGAAGTTTACCTTCCATTGCCAATGCCCTTGCTCTACTTAAATTAAACTCACCCCCTACAAACGTTGCAGCTACCATTTCTTGCTCAATACCATTTTCAAAATCTAATAATTTTTCTGCCAATGATACCTGTTGTTTTAACGAAGTACCCATTCTTTGAGCTTGTATTGCGTTTTTAGTTAATGCATTTATATCACCTTTAAAGAATGTAGATGCAGCTTCAGCGTTTTCGGCAATATCTTTAAATACTTTATCAGGTGCAACTCCGGCTAATTTAGCCATATTTGCAACTTGATTTCCTACATTAGCTGCTGTTTCCGATGATAACCCTCCAACGCTTTCAAGGACACTTTGTACTTTTGCAGCATTACCCGCAGAAACTCCGAAGTTTTTACCCATTACGGTTAATGATGCCAATACTTCTTCAGAAACATTTACAGTATCACTAAATTCTTCTTTTAATGCTTTTGCAGTATCAAATACATCTTTTAACTCAACACCAGCATCTCTGAAATTCATTTCAATGTGATGTGCGTTGTGAACTAAATCCTTTGTTTGTGAATTTAATAATCCGGTTTCTTTTCTAAAATCTTGTGCCGCTGCATCTAACGCTATAAATGAGTGCAATGCTGCTCCTATTAGTGCATACATTATTACAAGCGGTGCTCCCATTGCAGCTATTTGTGCTACCATCTTTTTTGCCATACCCAATGCATCTCCTATAAATCCAGGCATATGATGTAAAAGTTCATGATTAGCTTCATGAATTGCTTCAGTTCTTGCTAATTGTTGATTAAGATTTTTTAATGTTTTTAAATGAGCTTCTGCTTCTTCCTTTGCTTCTCCAGATAAATGTGCAATTGAACGTTCTACGTTTTCTATTTCTTTATCTGCATCGGATATTTGATGTTTAATAGCAGCAAGTTCTTCTGATTTAAGCATTATTGATGCGTTCATGCTTTCCAAAACCGCAGTTTCTTTTTGTGAAGCTTTTAAAGCATCACCTTCTAATTGCAATTCTGCTTCTTTTCTTGCTAAAATTGTTGCAGTTAAACTTGATAATGTATTTGCGCCGGCTGTTTGTTTTTTTAAAACGCTCAATGCACCTTTTGACATATTAGCCAATGAAGTTAAACTACTTTCTTCATAATCTAAATACTCTTGTCTTTTTTTGAGCCCTTTAGCAGAATCGGTTTGTAATCTTAAACGTATTTTCTCCGTTTGTACCATACCCTCCAATTCGTCTCTTTCAGAGCCGGTGGCAGTAGCTATTTTTTCGTTTATAATACGAATACGCTCTTTTATTTCTGCGTTTTCTTCTAATAAACGATTTAATTCTGCCTGTTCTGCTGGTGTTAGTGGTGCTACTGCCATTTAAATCAATGTTATTTAAAATCCTTATCTATAATACCCAAATCTTGCATTTTTTTAAATAATTCAGGTTGTGTATCTTTTATTTTTCTAATTCTAGGAATAAAAGTTTTAGCAATATCTTCCATTTCATTATCTAATTTTCTCATTACCGGGTCTGCATCTATGATTGATTGCAATGTTTGCGGTTTCTTTTTACCGAATAATCCAAAAAATTCTTTTAAATTGGATTTTGATATTTTATATTTCTTCATACTCGTTATAGTTTAACATCTATAAATATCCTATTAATAAAAAAAGTTAGGATTATCTATTAACCCTAACTTTTGAATTACTTGCTTTGTTTGATTTTTTTACTTCATCTGCTTCTTTCTTTTTAGCATCTACCAATTTATTATAGTAAAACATCCTTAAATAAGTTGGCATTTTATAAAGTTCCATTACGGTAAAACCATTCCCATATTGAACCATATCAAATATTTGGGTATGAACTTGAATACTATGATTCCGTGCTAGGCCAAAAAAAGCTGACACCCATAGTGATAGGCGCCTCCTCCACCTCTCCATCTTCATGGATATGAGTAAATTTCATATCAACATCAGGTGATATTTTTTTTACATAACTTCTTAATGCTCTACTATCTATTGCCAACAATCCATTTACAAATTTGTTTATAGTTGTTGATGAATTATCCCCATCAACCGATTGAATCATATAACGTAGACGAGTTGTAATTTCGGCACCCGCTCCACCTAATTTTTCAATAGCCTGAATATCTTTATCTATTGCTATTTCGTCACCATGTGTAAGTAATTTACATATAATTTTTTTCTTATTAGATGGCAATACGAATTCAAATTCATTTTTATTATCAAATATTGATAAATCTACTTCTTTTGTTTTTACTTTACCCAAATCAACCTTTGCATCAATTGATTCATTTAATTTAGATGAATAAAATTTAAAAAGATACTCCGGACCATACCCCAACAATCTAGTTGCAAGAATAATAGCGTTTTTATCTCCTAAAATAATTTCACTAGGATTTACGTTGCCAACAATAATAGATTCAAATAATTTATCCAAAACAATACCTTTTTTAATAAGATTTTGATTTGAAAGAATATCTTCTTCTTTTGCTGTCATATGTTTTATAGTAATTCTACCCGAAGCAAGTGGATGGTCTTTTGGATACACCTTACCCTGCGATGGAAGGTCTAATACTTCCGTTGGAAAATCATATTGTATTTCTGCCATAACGTTATTCGTTTTTAAGTTTGTATATATAAATACATAGTTTTTAAAAAATTGGAAATAAAAAAGGGGATACTTTTGATATCCCCTTTGTTTTTATATTTTTCTTAAATTAGAATTCAAGAATTGCGTAATCATAAGATAATGTTAATTCAATGGTTGCAACTTCGTTTGATGAAAAATCCAATTCACCGAAGTTTGCTTGTTGAATAAATGCACCTTTTAAAGTCCATTGTTCAATCTTATCACCAACAGGTCCTAACAAATAGAAAGTAATATCTTTTTTATAGAAATCTGCATATCCACGTCTACCGGTAATCGATTCGTGTCCTAAACGAATCCAATCCATTACCTTTTGCGCTGCAGAAGGTACAATTGGGTCATACAATGTTATAGTCAAATCTTGCCAATCAGCTTTACCTTGTAATTTTCTTTTAACGTTGATATGGTCTAAAGAAATTGTTTCAAACTGAACTGTAGGTCTGTTCATTGCCTTTACAAGATATGAAGGGATAGTATCTATCTCCATCACATATCTATTTTTCATTTTAGGTTCGAAGTTCGTATAGAACATCTTGTCAAACTCTAATATTTCTGCCATTTTATTATCCTTTTATTTTATATTAATAAATATCTACTTCCTTTATTTTCGTATTATGCTGAGAAACTTGCTCCAGTTGGTAAGATGTTGAAATCTATTACGATAAATTCCGCTGTCTTAGCCGGTTGTAAGAAAATTTGTCCTGCTAATATGTTTCTATCAATTACATCAGGTGTGTTGTTACTTTCATCCATTACAACTCTGAAAGCGTATAAACCTTGTCTTTGTTGAACTGCCTCTAAGTAAGGGTTCACAGTGTTTAAGAATCTTGCTCTAGTTGTTGCTGTGTTTTGTTCGAACACTAAGAAACGAGATGTAGATGCTATAAACTTCTTAAGAGTGATAAGTAATCTTCTAACATTGATTCTATCTAAAGCAGATGCCTTATCTTGCAATGTCTTCTGTCCGAATGCTACAATACCTTGTCCAGGGAATGCTGCGATTGGGTTTACTTTATTCTCATATAGAGTATCTCTTTCAGAATGTGTTAATCTATTCAATACTGAAACTGCTCCACTAATACCACCTCTATTCAAACCAGCAGGTGCGAACCATTCAGCTGCCAATCTATCGTTTGCAGCGAATACAGCCGGCATCAATACTGATGGAGGTACACTCATTAATTTATTACTATTAGTATCAACTGTCTTAACCCAAGGGTAGTAAGTTCCAACGTAGTTAGAATCTACTGAATTTGCTTCTTCGGTTGCTTCAGTAATTGTTGCAGTTGCTGCCACAAAATCAGCGATGTAGAAACAATCTTGTCTATCTTCAACCATATCAATTACTTTTGTAGTAATAGATGGGTGTAAAGAACGAATGATACCAGGAGTTACAACTAAGTTAATATCGTATTCATCTGCATTTGATACAGCGTTAATTGCTTTTGTATATGCAATTGAACCATTAGTTGAGTTATTTGAACAGTTAAATCCTTGCGTATTTGCTCCAGTTATAGATGTACCTAAGTTAATTTTTACAGTTGGTGCGTTACCATCAAATCCATATTGGAATCCTAATAAAAATTGTCTTTTAACCATATCAGTTGCTGCCGAACCTGTCATTACATATGATAATTGAGAATCAAATGCGAAATCAACGTTTGCTCCAACCAATGCTCCAACAGGAATTGGTTTTAAGTATTGTTTGTTATCATCGGATGCACCAACAGTCTCAAAATCAAATCCAGAATAATATATAGGAGATGATGATGTGTTATTTGCCGAACCAGTTTGGTAAACTACCGCAGGTACTTTAGTTGTATCTGCTACATTTGTTACTATTGGGTTTGTATATGCTCCATGTCCAAATGGTGCTGATGAAATCGGGAATGAACCTGCCTCAGCTATTACTACTCTTACATATTTTGATTTGTTTGAGTAATCTCCATTTTCAGTTATCTTACCATTGTTATCAATCGTATTCCATCTATCACCAATTCTTCTAGCTATATAGTTAGGAGAAGCAGGGTCTAAGTTTACATTATTAAATGTTTCTACAACACTCTTTCTCTTATCAGTATCACTATATCCTCTTACAGTTACAGTGAATACAGAATAATCAGTTGCTCCATCTTCACCAGCTGCCTTTACGTTTGAAATACCAATTTTGAATTTAGTATTATATGGAGTACCATGTCCTAAAGTTACAAACTTAAATAAATCATATCTAACATTGTTATTATCTTTTTGAGATTTAACATATGGAGTTTCTGCAGAACTAATATCACTATAAATTTGTGGAGGTAATGCCGATGCTGATACAAATGTACCACCTTCAAGCCCCATCGCAGCGTTAGTGTAATTAGTTGTTGCTATATTTTTAAAATAAGCGTAAGTATATGCTGTTTTAGCTCCGAATGGAGAAGAACCAAATGTATCTACTACATCGTTAGTAGCAGTTTCTAAAATAGATGCTGATACAAATCCAAATGAAGAAGATACTACAAATGAACCAGATGCAAATCCAGGTCCTGCACCTGTTACAGTTGGTGTTCTGAATCCTACAGCCTCATCACCAGTTTCAGTTGAATATAAAACTCCAATAAGTTTTTGTCCAACCAAACCACCAGATGCAAATATACCAACAGGTAAATTTTGAGTATAACCACCAATACCACCAACTCTTACGATGGTAGCACTTCCAGCTTCTCTTAAATAGTTTTGTACTGCATATTCAGTATAATAAGTTCCATCAGGAGTACCGAAGATATCTTCGAACTCTGATTGGGTTCTCACAATAGTAGGTACGAATGCAGGTCCTTGCTTAAAAGGTCCTATAAATGCTGCTCCGATTTCTCCTACACCTTGTGCTAAGAATGAAAGGTCATTTTCTCTTGTGAAAACTCCCGGTGATACGATTCTTTCTGCCATTTTATTTCTCCAATTTGTATTTTAAGTTTGTAATTAAGAAAATCCC